ACCTGTCAATGTGGTATAAATACATATATGGCAGGTAAACTATTTGACAGATTAGAAAGAGAAGCGTTTCGTGGTGGTATCCAAGCAAGGACTAAAGAGTCCATGAGATGGTTCAGACAAAGAGTATCGACACTAAAAAGTGTTAATAGGACTGAACTATTGAGAGATGCAAAACAACGAAAGAGACAAATCTTTGGTGATATGTACATGTATATGTACGACCCAAAACACAAAAAAACCCTACCTTACTATGATAGGTTTCCATTGTGTATACCAGTAGAACCTGCTAAAGGTGGATTCTATGGACTTAATCTTCATTATCTACCTCACTCATTAAGAGCTCAATTTTTAGATGCATTATATGATACAACAACTAACAATAAATTTGATGAGACAACAAGATTTAAACTCACCTATGACTTACTAAAGAATATAAGAGGTAAATCATATTACAAAGCATGTTACAAACATTATCTATCTTCTCATGTGAGAAGTTCTTTTGCAAAGGTAGATAGTGCAGACTGGGAGATTGCAATATTCTTACCAATAGAATCATTCAAGAAGTCTAGTATGGATGCAGTTTGGAAAGAAAGTAGGAAAAAAATGGCATGAAGATAGATAGATTTAAGGCACAAATAGATGACTTACAAAGAAGTAACAGATATAATGTTGCATTCTTTGGTACTGGTGGTAAGAATAGTGGTCTTAGTATCAGAGGTATTAGATGTGACTCTGCATCAATGCCTGGCAGAGGGTTCTTTACATTAGAAGAATCTGAGTATGGCCCTAAAAGAGTTATACCACATAAACCACAATACGATGCATTCGATTGTTCATTCTATTTAACGAATGACATGGAAGATAGAGAGTTAATCGAAATGTGGCAAGGAACAATGAATGGTTTCTCTGGTGGAAATTTCCACAGTAGATTCCATGACGATTATAGGGGTTTAATTTATCTAGAAATGTTAGATAAATATGACAAAGTAAATTATCGATGTGCAATGACTGATGCATTTCCTGTTCAATTGGGACAAGTCTCATTTGGTTATCAAAACAGTGAATTCACAAAGTTCAATGCACAATTTAGATATAGGTATTGGGAAAGTGAGTTCACTAACTCAAAACCTTCTAATTTATTCATGGGGTTTATGGATAAACATTTAGGTAAATTAGAGAACAAGGTAAGAAGTAAAATCGAAGAAGAAGTCTTCGGTTAATTTGATTATAGGAGTATATTATGGGATTACCTAAACTTAATACAGTTGAGTATTTCGAAACATTACCTGTTTCAAACATCGAGGTTAAGTTTCGTCCATTTAATGTTAAGGAACAAAAGATATTGTTACAGACATTAGAAGATGGAACACCGAAAGCAATATCAAATGGTATGATGATGTTAATAAGGTCATGTTCAGAACTACAAGATGATAATTGGACAGTTGAGAAATTATCTAATACAGATTTAGAATGGTTGTTTATAAAAATCAGAATGAAATCTGTAGGTGAATCAACTAAAGTATTATTACCATGTGTTAATCAACAAAATGGATGTGATGGCAAAACACCAGTCGAAATTGATTTCGATAAGATGGAAATCATTGGTGAAATAAATGAACCTAAAGTGCAGATAACTGACACTGTAGGTGTAGTTTTAAGAATACCAAGTTATCTAGACATCCAAGAGTTATATGAAAGTGGTGAAGACATCAATACAGATAACATCTTTAAAGTGTTGAATAAATGCATTGTACAAATATTTGATGCAGATACAGTATATGATACAAGAGAGTTTACTGAGAAAGAAGTAAATGAATTTGTAGAAGGACTAACTGTAGACCAATTTAATAAATTAATGGAATGGTTTAGTTCAGTTCCTAAAATGGTATATGAAGTAGATTTTACATGTGATAAATGTGGTGAAGTTCAAGGACAAGAACTTCAAGGGTTGCAGAATTTTTTCGTTTAACCCTTTCCCATGAAACACTTGCAAACTACATTCAAACTAATTTTAGTTTAATCCAACATCATAGTTGGTCATTAACAGAACTGGAAGAAATGTATCCTTGGGAAAGGGAGATATATATCTCTCTCCTTTTACAGCATCTAGAAGATTTAGAAATGGAAAGGAAACAACAACAGAACAGATAGAATAGGAGAGTATAATGTCTGATAAAGAAAGGTTCAGTGGTGACATGAGCCGTAATGAAGTTGAAATAGACTTAAGTAAGTTTATGGAGATGGTTACCGAAAACAATGACCTCAAACAACAAATATTTGAGTTAACACATGATGATAAGACTAATCCATGGCAAAAATGGATATTCCTTGCAAGAGCAGTTGATGCATGGAGAATATGGCCTCGTGCATTCTTAAGTGTGTACATATTTTTAATTTACTTTGTAGTAATGTGGTTCATAGGATTAGAAGCACCAACAATGGAACAATCTGGTCTTATCAGTATTCTAGTTGGAGCAGGAGCTGCTTGGTTTGGACTATATGTCAACTCAGCTGCAAAAGAACACTCCACTAACAACGACAAATAGATAAATAGTATTATGGCAGACGAAATAAACAACGAACAAGCAAGTGTATGGTTGTCTCAGATTAATTTAGGTATTAGACAACTTAATGAGAATCTAAAATCTTCTGATTCTATGAATAGTGTTGGAAATCTTAAGAAAGCACTCAAAGAATCTAATTTATCAGATGAAGATACACAAAAAGTTATAAGTAAACAAGGTCTTATGGAACTTGGTTATGACTCAGAAGATGCTGATATTCGTATTGCCGCAAATACTGAACTCCAACGACTTAGAGAGAAACAAGAAGAACTTAATCGACTCCAAGAACAGTTTGGTGGATTGTCTGCAAAAGACTCAACTACTCAAGACCAGATAGAATTTGACATCGATAGGATGTTAGAGATACAAAAGTTTGGTAGAGAACTAACTAAATTAGACAAAACTTTTCTAGGTGGTCTTGATAGACTACAAGGTAGTTTAGAGGAACAATCTAAAAAGGGTGAAATAGGTTTAAAAGGTGCAATAGGTGGACTTGGTTCTGACTTAAGAGGTGATGTTGATAAGATAACTGCATTCTTAGGGCCAGCTGCAAGTGCATTGAGTAACCTACCATTCCTTGGTACTATTGTAAACTTTGGTACTAAACTAGTAAAACAAGGTGCATTACAACTCTTAAATATAGTAAGAGGATGGAAAGAAGGTAAGAAACAACACAAAGAAATTGTTAAAATTGAAAAGAAAAAATCAAAAGCTGATAGGAAGAAATTAGAAGCTCAAAATAGAGCAGCTACTAAAGCAAAAGGATTAACACCAAAGAAAGATGGTACTCCAGACAAACGATTTAAAGCTGCAAAAGGTGGTGATGATGATGATGGTAATGGATTGTTTGGTGCAGCTGCTGGTGCCGCTGCATTAGGAATGACTGCATCTGTATTTAATCCTGTTACTATGACTGCATTTGTAAGTGCATCTGCATTAGCAGCTGTTGGTCTTGGATTACTTGGTACTGGTATAGCAGCGTTTATGTCAATGGTTGGATTAGGTGCTGGGGTTTTAATTTACAAAATAATGCGTGGTTTTGCAAGAGGGTTTGCAGAATTTGATGAGACTGGTGCTACCGATGCACTTGCACGATTAGAAAAACTTGATTTAATGAAGATTGCTGGTGGTCTAGCTGCTCTAGCTGGAACATCTATGTTAAATTCAATTGCTGGTTTACTTGCACTATTGCCTGGCGATGAAGCTCCATATACAAAACTAGGTGAAGATGCAGCTGGATTTGCTAATGCAGTCAATGGTAGTGGATTCATGGATATTGACACTGCCGCATTTGGAGAAAAGACTTCTGCATTGTTTGGGCCTTCTGTTAAAAGCTCATTTGCTGGTGTATTAGACTTCTTTAAAGGTGATGCTACACCATTAACTGATTTAGGTTCAGATGCAGCTGGGTTTGCTAATGCAGTTAAACCATTCGAAGACATGGATGTAGATACCTTTACTACTAACATTGAGAAAATCAAAAGTGTAATGTCGAATTTTGAACTACCAGAAAATAAAGATGGTTTACTTAAGAGTATGTTTGGTGAGGGTGGTGTTGACCA